AGATCTATTATGATAGATCAAAATCAGTTTAGTGAGCATAGACTCATTGTTGCAGAAGGAATTTATAGACCATATGCAAATGAAAAAGTCACTGCAAATGGAATTAATGATCTTAAAGCAAAAGGAAGATGTGTTGTATATGAATTAAGAGACCGCACCGGTAAAATTGATTTTAAGAAAACATTTGATCTAGCTGTTTGGTGGAAAGATTCTTTACAGTTCGGTCAGATGATACTAAGCTATGATACATTTAATCCAGATAATTCTCTTACTGCACAAATCATTCTTATTATGCCAGAAGTATCTAGTGATTATCAGGCTACATTCACAAATCAAATAGAAACAAGATTCAATAACTTTGTACAAAGCACAAATGAGTTAATCGAATGCTTATAAAAGGTTATAAATAGTTACACTATGGCAGTAAGTAAAGCATTTTCTATTGAAGACGGTAATCTAGGTACTAAGCCTTTTGTTGTTGCGCAACAACAAACTTATACTGATATCGATTTGACTTTTACTCCAAAACCATCTGGTGACCTGTATAAAAAAACAGATGCAGCAGATGTAAAACAGTCTGTGAAAAACTTATTGCTTACGAATTACACAGAAAAACCTTTTAACATGAAATTCGGTGGTAACCTAAATGATTTTCTTTTTGAATTAGATACCGATATTGATGTTGACTTAATGGCTGATAAAATTATTCAGGCAGTGGATCAGTATGAACCAAGAGCTCAGGTTCTAAGTGTTAATGCTAATCTATATCCACAAAGAAATGAAGTTGTTGTTACAGTACAATTTCAAGTATTAAGTACATCTGAATTGGTTGTATTAGATTTAACACTGACAAGGTTAAGATAAGATGGCTACAAGCACCGTAAAATCCTCAGATCTCGATTTTAATAATATTAAAGCACGATTAAAGGATCATTTCAAAGCAAAGGCTGAATTTTCAAGTTATGACTTCGAGGCTTCAGGTCTGTCAAACGTTCTTGATGTATTAGCATACAATACTCATGTAAATGGATTAACGGCTAACCTTGCCCTTAATGAATCATTTCTTACATCAGCACAACTAAGAAGTTCAGTTGTATCTCATGCCCAAATGTTAGGGTATCAAGTAAGATCTCGAACTGCTGCTATAGCCTTAGTTAATATTTCTGTAAATTTATCGGGTGTATCTAATAGACCACCTAAACTTGAAATTACTGCAGGAAAACAGTTTACAAGTTCTATTGACGGTGTTACTTATACATTTAGAACAAGAGAAACAATATATGCAAGCGATGACGGTACCGGTCTTTATGTTTTTAAGACAGCAATCGATGCAACCGCTATTCCTATCTATGAAGGTGTGGAAAAAACTAAAACCTTTATTGCTGGCGAAAAAGCAGAAAGACAGGTGTATATTATTCCAGATGAAACTATTGATACATCAACAGCAGATGTTGCAGTATTCTCTTCTGTAAGTTCAAATGATTTTGTTTCATATACTCCTCTTTCTTTGGCAATTCAAGTAGATAAAAACTCTACGCACTTCTCACTGCATGAATCACCAAATGGGTTTTATGAATTAAACTTTGGTGATGGTATTTCGTTCGGAAAATCACCAGAACCCGGTGAAAAAATTGTAGTAACATATCTGTCAAGTTCAGGCTCAGATGCTAATAATGGCACGATATTTAATCCATCAACAGGAATTACAGTTAATGGAGTTGAATATACTGTTAGTTGTACTACTGATACAGAATCAAGTGGTGGAGATGCAAAGCAATCAATCGAATCAATACGTCAATTAGCTCCTATTGCATTTGCATCTCAAAAGAGACTCGTAACTTCTTTAGATTATAAAGCAGCAATTGAATCTAATTTTCCACAAGTATCATCATGTTCTGTTTGGAGTGGAGACGAAAATATTCCTATTGACTATGGTAAAGTTTTTGTTTCTATTAACTTTAAATCTGGCACTTCTGCAACTGTTCAACAAGCAGTAAAAGATGCTATTGTTAATAACTATACTACAAATCTTTCAGTTATGTCAATTGATACTAAATTCGTAGATCCACAATATGTTTACATTGAACTCAATGATAATTTTCAGTTTGATCCAGGTCTTACTGGCTTAACATTGGGTGCTATGGAAACTCAAGTGTATAATTATATTCGTACATATTTTAATCAGAATCTGAGAGATTTCGGACAGATATTTAGAAAATCAAATCTTATGACAGAGATTGATGCACTCGATAAATCAATTCTATCTAACGATATTGATGTAAAAGTGCAAATGAGATTTGATGTTACGCTTAATATTTCTAATACCGGCACTCTTTATTATCCAGTAAAAATAGCATCTCCTGATGACGTATTCCATAGAATTCAGTCTGATACATTTGAATTTAATGGAGTAGCTGCACAGATCAAGAATAAATTAAAATCTTCAACATTACAGATTTTTGATCTAGATGGTAATGTATTGCTTGATAATGTCGGCGGGTATTCACCAGAAAATGGAACAGTAACTCTTACTGGATTTAATCCGTCACAGGTAATTAGTGGCAATACTTATGTAAAAATTAATGTACTACCACAAGATGATGGTAAAATTGAACCTCTACGTAATTACATATTGGTTTTAGATGCAGGTAGATCCTCCGCTACAGCAAGAACAGACAGACAAACACCATCACTTAAAGTTAACGTATAATGGCTACATTTGAAACACAAAGAGATTTTTTAAGATTTGAACCTAACTTTCGCAAAAGTTTAGTTCATGAAGTACTGCCTGAATACTTTGCTGATACTTATCCAAATCTTGTCTCTTTCCTTGAAGGCTATTACGAATTTTTAGATTCAGATCAAAACTTCGGTGGCGCTATTGCCGAACTTAGGACTATAAGAGATCTACAAGACACAACACTTCAAAGGCTAGATTTTGTTTTTGATGAAATGGCTCTTGGTATTTCTCAAAGTCAATTTATTTTTCCTCGTGAAGCCTTAAGAAATTTCGGTAATTTTTTTCGAGTAAAAGGTTCTCTTTATTCAGCTGAAGGATTTTTTAGAGCATTTTTTGGAGAAGATATTGAAGTTATCTATCCTAAAAAATCAATACTTTATGTAGGTGTCGATCCTATTGGTCCAGAACAAGCAAAGGTTCTGACTGATGGAGCTCTATATCAAATCCTTTCTATTATGATTAAGTCTCCATTGTCTTTAAGTACTTGGGAAGAGTTATACAGAAAATTCGTACATCCTTCAGGATTTTATCTAGGGTCTCAAACTGTACTTGAAGGTGAAGGATACGTAGAGATAACGACAGCATCTTCAAATCCTGCTGAAGATATTAGAGAAAAAGTTATCAGTGTGGCAGAAATGTTATTGTCACCAGAAGCCGAAACTACTATTCTTATTCCAGATGATGGTGGAGATTCTGATGGATGTCCACAGAGAATGAATCCATTACGCACACCAGAATTTTATGACTCTGCCGGCACCTTACCTATGGCTTACTTTACAACATGGTATAATAATCTAGATGAATTCGGCGGATTCCCGAAAAAGGGTGTTACATTTGATGAATTTACGGATTCAGCGGGTGGATCAGCTATGAGATTCGATAACACATACGAAACTATGGACCTTAGACAGCATGATGCTTATTGTGTTCCTTATGTTGATGATGGACACATTGCTCCATTTAGTGTAAAAACTGTAGGTCAATACGTAACCAGTCAATAACTTTTATTATAAATAACAGTAATTCATTTTGTAGGATTTAATATGGCTAAGCAAATTATTAATGTCGGCACCACCGGTAATGACGGTACTGGTGATGATCTTAGAACAGCCGGCAATAAAATAAATCAAAACTTTGACGAACTCTTTACTGATGTAAGAGCAATACAAGTTACCACTGGAATCAGTGCTGCTCGTTATGGCGTGTATTTTGATAGTAACCAAATTAGTTTTGAAGGTACTACAGCTGATTCTTTTGAAACCGCTCTAAGCGTTGTTGATCCTACAAAAGATAATACCATTCTTCTTCCTGACTCAAGTGGTACACTTGTTCTCGATACTAATATTGCTTCTGTTGTTAATTCCGCAACAATTGGTATCATTAATTCAACAGTAGATTCAAACTATATTGCATTGCGCACCGGTGTAGCTATGGATTCTGGTGCTACACTTATTCTAATTCGAGATAATGCACTCGATTCTGCAAAGACAGTTGCTCTTGTTGATTCTGCTTATGTTGCACAAAGAAGTATAGCTGCAAATGACTCTGACATATATGCAAAATTGCTTGCTATAAGAGGAAACGTTGTCCCTTGGCAAGACAGTACATATGATCTTGGAGATTCAAATTACAAATGGAAAGATTTGTATCTTTCTGGAAAAACTATCTATCTTGGTGATACATCAATTACTAATGATGGATCTAATATTAGCTTCGGGCGTCCAATTTCTGCTAAGATTAAAGTTGTAAAC